TAATAGTCCGATCTGCTGTAGCGTCTACAGAGGTTAAAGTTGTTTCGTGTGCATCGGCTGTAGAGCCTTCAAAGATTACAGCGTTGTTAGAATCCATAGTCACACTGTTAACTGTAGTAAATGTCCCGCTTACTGAAACATTAGGAACAGTTAGTGTGCTTGTGCTTGGGTTATAGTATAAGTCTCCATCAGACTCTAAGCCTAAGTTACCGCCGTCTAAGTCACCACCCGCTGTAAAGACAATAGCGTTGTTTTCGTTTGTGTTTTCGTTGTCAGTGATTGTAACTGTTGTAGCTACAGCCGCTGTGCCTGAGTAGCCTGAAGAAGTAATTGTGCCTAGTGAGCTACCTGCGTCTGCAAAAGTAACTGTGCCGCCATCAGCATCCAGAGTTATGTTACCTGCAACGTCTAGTGTTAAAGCACCGCTTGAATCTATTTCAGTACCGTCTATTGTAATGTTGTCTACTTTTACACCTGCATTAGCGGTTACAATACCTGCAACAGCAAGCGTAGAAGCCATATCTACAGCACCATCAATGTCAACAACATCAAGGTTAGTAGTTCCATCTACATCAATGTCACCAGAAATATCTAAAGAAGAAGCAGTCAAGACACCTGTAACGCCAAGAGTACCTGCAATGGTTGCGTTTACATCTACATCTAGTGTATCTATGTGTGCAGTACCATCAAGATATAAGTCTCTCCATTCCTGCGAAGAGCTTCCAAGGTCAAATGCACTATCAGTATTAGGAATAATATTACTGTTTACGTCTGCGCCAAATACAACATTGTCACTTGCCGCGTCACCTAGAGTAAGCGTACCGCCATTAAGCGTTGTAGTACCAGTAACTACAAGAGTTCCACCGATAGTTGTATTGCCTGTTATACCTAGTGTGCCGCCAACAGTTGTGTTGCCTGTTACTCCTAGAGTACCTGCAATGGTTGCGTTAGCGTCTACGTCTAAGGTGTCTACGTGGATTGTTCCATCAAAGTAGCCGTCTTTAAACTCTAAAGAACTTGTACCTAAATCTATATCACTATCAGTAACAGGAACGATTGCACCATCTTGGATGCGAATCTGCTCGACTGCTGAACCACCAACCTCTACAAAGACTCCCCAACGATTGTTAGAACTGTCTACTACAATCTTGTTTAAGAAGTTCTGATCACCAATTGTATGTATGTTACCACCTTCAGCCGCACCGCCATCGTGTTGGTGTCCGGTAGTGCCAGTAGTAGTGTATGCAAACGCAGATACAAGTTTATTGTATTCGTCATTGAAAAGAGCGGCTGTGATTGTATCGCCATCTGTAAGTGTGCTTTGTCGTGTATAACTTGTTCCTGCCATGTCTGGTTATCTCCTGCCTGATGGGACGTAATCAACGTATAAGCCGTTAATTGCATAGGGTGCGTTTTGGTCATCACTGGTAATTCTAAAGTTTGCTACGTGTCCACTGCCTTCTACTGCCTGTCTAAACATTGGGTCTTTACTGCCACCAAATGTAGCCGCCGCAAATATTGCTGATCCAAAAGCCGAAGGAATTGGAATACCCTCTACTGGATATATTGGAGGCTGTGGAATATCTAAAGATTCGTAGTCGTATCTAAGTCTTAAAGATGGGAGTATCTGTCCTTCAGGGGAAACAGATATTTTTACGTAGTATAAAGTTTTTCGAGTTCCAATGTCTCCAAAGTCATAATTGGGTGTAGTATACTTTGCGCTAATATTAAAAGCTATTCCTGAGTCAGAAAAAGCATTTCCTGTATCGTGGTTGTAAATATAACCTTTATTATCTCCGTGGAATGTATTTTCTACACCGTCTTTGTTAAATCCTGATGTTAATCCTGTTGCTTGTATTCCTTTTGTTTCAGACCACTCAAAACCGTTAGGTGTTAAAGTTCCAATAATTCCTAGTGCAGAAGATGATCCACCTCCTACCTGACTAAAGAATAATCTATACTGAGACTTACTGCGGAGTACTGTGCTTGTAAGTGTAAAGGTGTTTACAGAGTTTGCAAGTGTAGCTATTACTGATTGTATCTGCCTACTTACTGATCCTAATTCAACGTCACCAATACGTGCTGTACCTGCTACTGAACGAATACCATCTGGGCTAAGGAATACTAAGTCACCACCAATCTCCTGAATACTATGAGAGCTAAGGCAACCTACGTTTTGTGTTACTGGAACTATTGCAATATTAGTAGAACTATTTATATTTATAAGCTTGTGAATACTGTTGCGGCAGAAAATCATTAAGTCGTTACGAAAACTTTTAATGCCTACTACTTGATCTGGAAGTACAATAGCTCCACCTGTAGAACCAGAAAAATCACTAGGATCTAAAAGATTACTATAAAAGATTGTGTTCTTTGCGCTTGGTGATCCTGCAACAACTAAGTGACTGTCGTGAATAACACATACTGTAGGAGATGTTGTTCCATCTACTGTTACTTCTTCTGCAAAGAATGTGCGAGAAGCTAAGCCACCAGTGCCTGTCATATTAAATAAGAAAGGCTTGTTTATCCCATCAGTGATTATAAGCTGACCGTAGTCGCTGTTACCTTCAAAGATTGTAAAAGTTACTTGGGCTTGTCCAGTTCTTGCATCTACGCTACGGTTACTAAAGGTTGTGAAGTTGTCTCCTCCACTGGCTACGCTTGCTTTGTTTAACTGTAACCAACTTGCTCCATCAACACTAAAGAAAATACCTGTACCGCTACAAACAACTACACCGTCTGCATAAACTTTAAGTCCTAATACAGTTTCACCACCATTAGGTCGATTAGATCCAAAAGCTGAGTAACCATTTATACGTCTGTACCCGCCATCTGGATTCACTTCAAAGTTTAATAACTCTGTAGCAACTCCGGGCTGAGCAAGCATTTCAAGCTGATTAAGGTTGGTGTTTAACCCGCCTCTACAAGAGATACCAAAGGGTTGTGAAGCGGCCATTAAACATACCTCATCCGATCATCTTTAATATATGTAGGCGTAGGCTCAATAAGGTTAGAACGCATACTGCGTAATCCTTTTTTGTAATCATCTAATGCGAATGCCGCCGCCTGTGGATTGTCTTTGAACTGCCAGATATAGTACCTAGCTCTAGCTTGTAGAACACCAGTATACAAATCTGGGAAAACTAGAGTGTCGCCATGAGCAACTAGTTTTGTTGGAAGGTTCCACGCATAAAACCAAACGCGGTATACCTTATCGGGAATAGGGCTGAGTCCAAACTTACGTGAGTCTGGGCTTCTAATAACGGCAGAAGGAACACCGTAGTTTTGTGTGTCTGCATCGTCTAGGTTCTCTCCAATTCTGCGAAAGTCTTTCCATTCTTCAGTTGTTAAGAATTTAAGGTTGCGACTTATGTACGGAGGAGATTCTCCAGATACGCCTACAGTAGTAAGATAAAAGTTATCCCAATCTATTGAACTGTAGTCGGTTGTAATATTGGAACTAGCAGGTTTTAACTCAAAGAAACGCTGACCTATAACTGTCTCAACAAATACGTTTCCGTACATTGGATCTACTGTGCCACTTTCTGCAACAGATAAGAAAGGCCATTGAGGTTCTTGAGTTATAATATCAAAGTAAGCTCTATTTACTGAGTCTTTAACGTGTTGCTGTACGCCTAACGCACTTGAAAAGGTTGATGCAGTTAAGGCAACTTCATTGAGTTCACGAAGAAGTTCATTAGTTAGTTCAAGGTAAGTTGTTGCCATATCTTATTGCGCCTTTGATTTAGTTTCAGTTTCTTTCTTTCCAAAGATAGCATCCCAGTTATCTTCGTATTTCTTTTTGTTCTCTGGCTTATACCAACTTCCTGTATCGCCTAGTATCTTTCCTTTACTTCTGCCTTGTATCATCACAGGCTTTGTGTTGCTTCCAAGTATTGCCATTATAACCTCTTAAAGATCAGGGGGCTTTTACACCCCCTTCTCTAATTGCTTACTTAGTCGATACCGTAGAACGCAGAAACAAGTGCGTCAGGGCGTAAAACTTTAGCACCGTAAACGTGCAAACCACGACAGATGTCGCCAAAGCTATCTGGGTCACGAAGAACCTCAGTGCTTGTAATGGTCTGAGCCGTTGCAGTAGAACTCATGTGTCCTGCAAGGATCTGACCTGCGGCATTAGAAGTAGCAGGTACGTTGTTAGACTTGTACATATCAAAACCACGTAGCTTACCAGAAGATACCAATCCATTGCGGATTCCACCTTGTCCGGCGTTGAAGTCTACAGACATTAACTTAGAGCTAGATTGTCCAAGTTGCTCGTAGAAGCTAGGTGGTGCCAAGAACCAACGTCCTTCCTCTGGGATGTTTTGCTCGTCAAGAAGACGCGCCATGTGTGCCATGACATCCAAAGGATCATGCTCGTTAGAACCGAAACCAATGTCCAAGTTACCAGTGCCGTCAAGAGTTCCTGCGGCTAGGTCAGTAGCACTATCGCTACCAAGGATGTGGTTAGGGCTTGAAGCTGAAACACCTGCAAACATCTTAGCAATTACACCTGCGTCAAATGCGTCACGCAAAGCGTAAGCGGCAGATGAAGATGCAACTTCTTTAAAGTTTACGTGAGACATAGCTGTTTCAATATCATCAACTTTGAACTTGAATGCGTTAGCAATATCAACGATCAAAGTAGTTTCAATGTCAGTCAGCTTAGTCTGAGCTACGTCAGCGCCACGCTCATAAGCGGCTACAGTGATTACTGGCTCTTTGATGATCTTTACAGAGTCACCGAAACCTGTGATTTCACCACTGTAATCAGTGTTGGTAATTGCTTCAGCTACCGATGCCTTACGGAAGAAGTTAAGAACCTTCTTAGAAAAGACTGAGGGTAGGAAGAAGCTGTTAGTTTGACCAGTAACTGAGTTACCAAAGTTACCGTTTGTGTCTGTGCTTTGCTCAAATAGAGCGTCTGATGTGTTAAAAGCCATGTTATGTTACTCCAAAAAAAGACAATAATGTTTAATCTACTATCCTGCCTTCCATAATAGCTAGGTCAATATCGGCTTCATACTTGTCGAATTGAGCCATAGACAGTTTAGTGATTTCCCGTTGTGACCAAATCTTAGGCTCTTTGGAATCTATTTGAGTAGTTCTCGTAGATACCATGTCTGCCGCTGAAGATTTGGGGGCTTGTGATTTTCTTGTCTTCTGCTTACTTCCAATCTTAATACCATTTTCCATCTTATAAAGATCAATAGCTTTTATCGCTAATGAAACATTGTCTGGGTTTTCATAGATCCAACCTTGAATTGCTTCTGGTTGTTCCTTAGCCCATTCGTGAAACTTGTCATCGCCTCGTATATCCTCAAAATCAGGATGTCGAGAACGCAGTGTAGTCTCCGCTTCTTTACGTTGGATGTTTGCTTCTCGTTCTTCAAGAACAGACATCTTAGTTTTCAAAGCTTGTAGTTGCTGTTCACTTTGTAAGTGTGCAACGGTTTCTACAGTTTCATATAGATCAGGATACTGCTCTCTAAAACTTTCAAGATCTTCGGTTGACTTAGGCGGGGCATACGCAGGTTGCGTTTCTTGTGCCATCGCTGTAAGCTGTAGTTCTTTCTGTTTAAAATCAGCTATCTTCTGATCGTAGTGTTTCTTTAGGTCATCGTATCGTTTTTTATAATTTGTATTTCCTTTGGGAGCTTCTTCTACTTGTTCAGGGGCCGCAGAGCGGGTAGCCTGTGAGGGTTCTTCAAAGAAAAGCGTATCTGCTTTACCTCTACTTGGGGCATCTGGCGTGTGCCAAGCCTTCTTAGAGTTATACGGATTCGCAGTTGGTTCTTCCATTTGTTCGTTTGCAGTTGACATATTGATCACACTCCTGTTGGGGCTTGCTAGTCTTTCAAGGTGGCTATATTACTCGCGTTTGTAATATAGGGTCTTGATACTTCAAGGTGGCCTCTAGGTAAAAAAATAATAAAGGGTTCAGCGAACTGAAGTAGCTTTATCGTATACTTGGCATTTGGTTAGCAGAGATCATTTGTTTCTTAACCTCTTCTTCACTATCATACGAATCCATATCGTCTTCGCTTGTTAGACCTCCAAATGCTTTCTTCATTAAATAACCACCATCAAAGGCTTTCTCAGCTTCGTCCATCATAGTTTGTAGCTGATCAGCGCCCATTTGATCGGTAGCCTTTTTGGTGAAAACAAATTCACCATCCGATAACCTTGCGGGAATCGAATCTGATACTCCAGTGCCAAGGCCACTTACTTCGCCTTCGCCAGAGAACTCTCCTGCAACATCCATAACCTTATCAAAGATGCCACTTAGACGTTCATCACCTTCTAGAACGCCCATTAAATATTCTTGTTCTTCTGTATCTAAAGACTCGCCTAGTACATAGCCTACGTAGTCTTCTTCCATCTCATCATCTGGTAGCTGTGAAGCTTCTGCCGCTTCTTTCTCATCTTCTGGGATGTTGTCGTATGTGTCTTCAGGCATCTCGTCTTCCATTTCCATTTCAGGAGGCATGAGCATAGAGCCTTCAGCGTACTTTAGTTTTCCACCTACATTTTTAGCTTCGCGTACATTATACTCACGACCTTCAAATTCGAAAAACTCTGCTTTTTCTTTTTTAGCTTTTCGTTGAGCTTCTCTAAAAGCTTTTCCACTATCACTATCTTTTTTATAGGTAGGATAGTCTTCAGGATTTATTCTTTCTTCTTCAGAGTCTGACATGACTGCAAGAGTCCCTGCACCGCCTAATAATGTTCCTGCTCCTAATCCTGCTACTCCAGTTACAGCTTTATCATCTCTTGAAGTTTTTGTAGCTCGTATTAAAGATTTAGTTCTTTCTTGATTTTCAGTTGCAGGTTTTAAAACGCTTGTTACAAAAGCATCTAAATCGCCTTTGCCCCCACCGCCAGTAGCATAGTTTTCAAACTTGCTTAAATCCCGCTGTTCAGACTTATTGTTTTTTAAAATTTGGTTAAGTTTATCAAAATTATTATCTTTGACATCATTAATAGCTGTTTGTATTTCTGCTCTTTTAGGTGGTTTTCCTTTTTTAACACTCTTGCTTTTCTTTACAGCCTCTACAATTAATTTTATTATGCCGCCCCCCGCATACTCTTCACGTTCAGGAGAACTTAATATAGAGCCACCAGACATAAACCCTTGTGTTTGATTTTCTTTAAATCTTCTGTTAGCTTCTTCTAACTTCCGATCCATTTCTTCTTGGTCTAGCCTTTCTTGATGTTCTTCAGCATCTTTAGACGACATAAATTGTTCAGGATCTTCTTCAAGCTCTTGAATTGTAGTGTTTTCAACTCTAACTACCTTACCATCAGCATACATTGCTCTACCGCCATACATCTTGCCTTGTCTTTTTTCTTGTTGCATTCTGTAGCGTTTGTCATCCATAGATTCTTGCATTTCTTAATCCTCAATTCTTTGTTTGGCTTCTTGTATTTGTTCTTTCAGTTGTAGCAAATTAGCCAGAGAACTCACTCTCCCCTGCTTGCGGTACAGTTCCAGTTCCGATGTTGCCACCGCCAGTGCCTGTAGCTCCAAGGTTCGGAGGTTGTTGAGATGCTCCTTGAGGGCCTCCCATAGCTCCCTGTTGTTCGTCAGGGGCGACAGCTTCGCCGCCATTTGCTTGTCCAACATTTTGCGCTCCTATAATTTGTGCCATCATTGCCGCTTCTTCTGGATCGTTAAGGATCTCATCAGGGTCAAGATCAAGGCTGTAAGCTAATTCACTTACAATCTTAGAGATCTTAACGAACGGTGCAATAGCAGGATTCTGAGCAGTCTGTAAGAACATTGTTAGTCGCTGACTGCGTACTTCTTTTTGCATGAGGCTGTTTGTACCCATTGCATTTACTTCTAAATCACCTTCAATAGCTAACTCGCCTTCAAAGAACTGCATGTTCCACTGGTAATATGATCTTCCTAGTGGACGTAACAAGAAATCATCTATGTTCTTAACTACAGTTTTAATGTTGAGACTTGCCGCACCTAGTAGCATCGACATACCAGAAGCTGTACGAGTCATAGACTGTACGCCTGTCTGTCCGTGAGAGTAGCTAGGTATACCTGTCTGCTCATCTGCAAGCTGACGGAACTTATCGAACATCTGCAAGTTTTCTTGTGTTGTATTAGGGAACTTAATGCCATGAATAGCTTGACCTTGCATTCCTGACTGCCTTCTGAACACTTTTCCGGGATATATTTCCATAGATTGTCCACCTACTAGGGCAGACTCATCAACGTCAAAGACTACTGAGCCAGATAGCGCAAGATTATCAATAGCCATACGTGCATGACCATTCATTATTTGTTGCGAATCGTCCATATTCTCAGCAACGCCAATACCAAAGAAAGAATAAGGATTACGCTCGTAAGGAAAGGCATTGTATGGGAGTCTGTACGGAGTGAATGGATTAACAACCCCACGTAACAGCTTGCCATTACTAACCCAAGCATTAACCTGTACTTCATCTAAATCGTCTACCTCGTCTGGGAGTTCCATTCCTGCTTCTCTAGCGTATTGTGCGTCCATTACGCCCCAGTACTCCAATACTTCAAAAAGCCCATCACCATACTCTTCTGTGTGGTGATTGTCCTTCAATTCAGTCTCATAGTCTTTTTCAGTGTAGTTAGATCCCATAACTAAACATTCGCGGATCTGATCTTTGTTGAAATGAGGTAGCTTTGCTAGACCTCTAAGCTGTGAGCGGTTCATTTTGTGGCGGTGAAAAGTGTATTCGCAGTCTTCCATTGTTGTTGCATTAGGATCTGGAAAGAAGTCCCAGATACTTACAAACTCAATGCGCGGTACACGTACTGATAGCGGATTGTACGTTCTTTCGCCTGTCTCTTCGTCTTTTTCCCAACGACTAAGAGTTTTATTAAAGTTAAATGGGCCTTTAACAACTCCTGTGCCAAACAACGCAGACTCAAACAACGCATTACGCAGTTCAGAAGAGCCATTAGACTCTTCGATCTGGTCATGTATTAGTTTTTCCATAAGTCTAGCGGCATCTTTAGCCGGAGCAAGCTGTAAAGCCTGTGGATCAGGGTTAGGGCCATCTTTAAACGCTACACCTGCTTCGTCTAAAGCATTTTCTAACGCTGATTCACCTGATGAGAACGTAGCTCCTGCTTTTAAAACCTTACCATCACCTTCATATCCTACGTCAAAAGGGTTTACAACCTCTTCTGGCGTTTCTTCTTTTTGTTCTGGTTCAGAAGTTTCAATACTAGGAGCATTATCTAAATGTTTATACGTAGAAACACCTTCAGGAACTTTGGTTTCTTTAACGCCTATCGGGAACTGACCTGTACCAAAGATAACATCTACTAGCTGACCAAAAGCCGCAATGACTTTAGTCTTAGTTACTTTAATAAAGACTCTAGACTTCTCAGACTCTCGGAACCTTACGCTTTTGCCGTAAAGTCCACGAAAGTTATGGTAGGCTTGGAGCCATCGAGCTTCATCATGCTCTCTGGCCCTTTCTGCTTGTGCAAAACGATCTTCTACCAAGCCTACAAATTTGAGTCGTACAGCTTCTTCAAGGGTCAGGTCAAGACCACTCTCGCCTTCTACTGGCGAAAAGTAAATCTCACCTGCGTTTCCGAATAAACCGTTCTCTTCTTCACTCATTTAAGTTTTCCTTAGAGTTCTTGGAACTGAGCAATATAAGTAACAGTAGTAGCGGCAGTTGCAAGGTCTGCTCCAATTGGTCGCAAAGTAATAAAGACATTACGAGCCGCGGCAGAGTACAAAGCACCTGCAATAACAATAGCTTCGGTAGTTGCGGGGCCACCTTTAGGGCCAACTCCGGTAGTAGCAAACTGGTTAGCCGCTTTACCGTGTGAGTTTTCAATCAGATATAAAGGTACGTTAGCTGTCCAAGTTACAGCGGCTCCACCGTCATCTAGAACGGCTGTAGCGGCGAGTAACTGCGCTCCTGCTGAAGCAGTACCAATAAAGATGTCTAAGTCATTACCACTTGAACCCGCAGTAACGAGGTTACCTTGAGGATAAGCGATTAAGTTAGTTAGGACTGTTCCTGCGGGCTGAGCAATCGTAACAATAGTGTTTGTGTCATCTGTAACTGCGATGGTAGCTGTCGTTACTTTTACTTCATTAGTAGTGGTTACTTCTTGATCTGGATTAGTCGTATCTACACGAGCGGCTAATCTACGTACATCAATTGCGTTTGATGCGTCATTTACGTCTTTACGAATATTTACTTGTGCCATAATTACATTCCTTTTATTTTAGTTTGTTCAATAACCAAATGTTGAGTCTACAGGGCTATATAATCTTTCCCGATGAAACTGTCTCATTTGACTTATCGTGTCGTTGATGCGTGGTCGTGACATAATCAGATAACGTAGTGCATCGTAAGCGTGATCAGGTGCATGAGTATCTACGTCTTCTGGGTTGCGTTTATCCAGAGGAATACTTTGTAGTTCGCGTATCAGGTTCGGGCATGTATTAAATAATTGTATTTTGGGCCTACCGCTTTGCATGACTTTTAAGTATTCGTGGATTTGAATCTTTCCTTGTATCCTATTCTTATCTGCTCTCCTGAGCTTGTGTCCTGCTCTCTGAAGCGTTTCGCCTATCGTTGGGCCTGTAGTACCTGTTCGGCTCCAACACGCTGTATCAAGCACTCCTTGGACTGAGAAGGGGTCTTGCATCTCCATGTTTGTAATCAGTTCTGCAAGCTCTGTACCTAACAATCCTTTTTGGTATAGTTCTCTGTATACTATTAATGTTCCATCACTGGGATCAACAGCCGCCCAAATACAGGCGCTCTCTGATGCGTAACCGTAGTCGATTCCTTTTACGCGCTCCCAGTGTACTGGTATTTCAAAAGGCGTAATAACATGTAGCTTTGGAATAAACTCTGTGAAGGCCGCACCTTCTGCAACATCCCAATTACCTTCTAGGAGTTGCTGACGCTGTGTAGGCGGTAAAGCCTTCAGCATCTTTTCATAGTTTCCATCTGTTGCTAGGAAAGGATTATCCTGTAGCCTAGCGGGTATAAACTTCCGTGTTAAGCCGTCAGCCCCTTCAAAGGACTCACAGGGTACAGCAGGGTCAATGTATCTCTTCTTAACCCATGTAGCTCCCGCGCCGCCCGGATTCGCTGTACAACGCATGTAGCATGTAATTGCGCTATCAGTTGTCCGTAACCGCGATGCAAGATAGTTCCAAGCAAACTCTGTAGGAAGATGTGTGATCTCATCAAACCCTATCCAACTATATGCTTGTCCTTGGTAGCGGTATACGTCTGCATCACGCTCCAAGAATCCAAACTCTATCTTTGCACCGCTTGGGAAGTTCCAAAGTTTCTCTACTTCCTTATACTTACATCCCGGAAATGCTTTCGGGTACAACTCTCTACTCTTGTCTATAAGCTCTCTAAGTTCTGGCATAGAGCGTCTTATGATTAGACCCCTGTGAGCGGATCTGTGGGCGTAACGTAATGGATCTACTAACATAGCGTAGGACTTACCACCTCCTGCCGCTCCACCGTAGAGAACATCTGTTTCTCCTGCGGCAAGGAAGTCTTCTTGTGGGCCTTCATTGGCCTTGAAGATAACATCCTCTTGAGCTTCAGTTGCTAAAGAAGAAGGTAAGGATGCTAGTTCAACGTCTTCTATGACATTAGAGCTTTCTGTACCTTCTAACTTATTAAGAGTCTTTGTAGTTGTACTTATGGACTTCTTAAAACTATCGACTTTAGCTTGAGCCGCCTTTAATTTCTTTTTCTTTTCTTTTACTGTTCTTTCTGCATCCATCTTTGCTTTAGTCTTTGAGTGGTAAGTATAACCACGCCCTTTAGACCCTTTAGCTCTACCTGCTTTCTTACGCGGAGTGCCGTCAACCTTGAGTACGAAATTGCCTTCTTCGTCTTTAAGGTAGTTATCAGGATTAACATCCCAATCATCTTGCATCTTTAGACGCTATCTTCTTTAAACCACTATGAGAGAGCTTGCGGCCTGTTTGATACTCTAGCCATATAGATCCTTCGCGCAGACTTAATGATTCACTCTTAATTAAATCTACAACCATGTCTAAAGCCTCTATCTCTTTAAGGATTGGCTCTAGTAAAGCATCGTTCTTCTCATCTAGCTTATAGCCAAAAGGAATAGTGCTACTAGACCTCCTCATAATTACCTTCTATTACTGTTTCTGTCTTAGCAGGAAGTATAAATAAACCTCCAGAAGTATTAACAGTAACATCTAGCCTATCTGTCTTGCCTAATCCTACACGGTCTAGGATGGTCTGTGCGGCCTGTATACGCATATTAGCCTGTGGGATAGGTTCTGCACTATCCATAATGTGTACAAGCTTTAAAGCGGCTTTAGGGGCGCTCTGCGCTAAGATGTTTGTAGCTAGATCTAGTATCTCAGTCTTCAAGCTTTTAACAACGCTATTGATGCTAGAGTTTGAGTACCCTGCCATCTCTCCTGCAAGCTTAGTGTCACCATTACAGGTTACTAAGTTATCTATGAAGGACTGTTGTTTAGTTGTTAATTCTTTATTCTTTGTCATGTACTACATTATAGCCCTAGAATGGAGGTTTGTCAAGTGTTATTTTACTTATTTGTTAAATAAAGGTACGAAAGTACTTGACAGATTGCGAATCTGAGGCTATAATAGATATTAAGCCCTCAGGGTTATATAGCCATTCTAGGCTACCTATCTACAGACCCCTTTTCAACAAGGGGAAAAGAATATCTTCTCCCCAACCCCTTTCCTGTATAGTCTTTAAAGCCCCGCCCCAATCTGGTACACACTCTAAACCTTCTCAAAATGTATAACATTGTGTATATATGGGGGGGGAGGGGTATGGCGACCTGCCCCGCCTAGACAGCCTACTATTTATAGTCGTTTTCAAGCGGGTCATGCGATCGCCTATCACACCTGAGCTTTAAAGTCCACATAAATTTAACAGATCTGAATCACTAGCAGAAAATACCTTTGAAGTCTATCAAGTGTGCCAAATTAAATAAATTAAATAGCTTGATAACTGGTGTACAGTGTGATAGGACTCCAAAGCCTTCAAAGATCAATAGCTTTAAACTATAAAGACTATATAAATTAATATCTTGCAATATACTTTTATATAGTCTAAGGAATCCTACAAGATTCTAAAACCCTCTCTAATCCATTCTAAGCCATTCTAGCCATACCCTTTATGATTAATCCTATTTCCTTTTTAAACCCTTCAGAATCTATTAGACGCTATTGAGTCTCTATAGTCACAGCTAGTTTAAATAAACTATTGTATTATCTTTTATTGTGTGTTACTCAAGACTCCTTATGTAAATATTTATAACGGTTATAAAATCTATTTAATTTAATTTAATTTATTTTGCTATGGGGTGTTGACATAGGGATTCAACTAGTCCAGTATGCACCTATCAACTTAAAAAACTAAATAACTTTAACCAATACAGGAAATACTAAAATGTCTAATCAAATAATCACTACTGAAATTAGTCTTAAAATTGCAATCAAATGTGCCAACGGATTGAAAGCCGGAACAAAAAATAAAGCAATGGTGACAGAGCTAACAACTAGCGCAGTCATGGCGCACCTAAGCGGTGTTGGTGTTGTTCCTTCGGTCGGCATTAGCGGTGCAGATTTTATTCTTGCTCTTTGGGGAGCCTTGGAAGATAACAAAGAGGCTCTTGCCGTCTATCGCGCCCAGTTGAACCGCATTAGTAAAAAGATACGCAAAGAGAACGGCGACAAAAACCCTTTAGCTCTAACAGTTAAAGATGGTGAACTAGTCGATGTTATACCGCGCACCGCTAAAGGCGGTACTGGCGAAGGCGAAGGCGAAGGCGCAGAGACTAGCGCACCAGATACCGCTATAGATCCCGCGATTAAACTAGCTTTTGAGGTGCTCTCTCGCATGATTAAAAAGGAAAAAGACGAGAAGCAATTGGACGCACTAAAAACCGCGGTTGCGGTACTAGCCGCCAAGCTATAAGATATATATGGATAGCCGCTAAACACTGGCGGTTTTACTAAATAGATTTTATAACCGTTATAAATATTGGAGCAATAGACTATGAATAACCAAAGTGAGAAGAATTTACGCGAGGCTGAAATTGAAATAGCTTACGAGTACCTGCGCCAAAAAGATTGGGAGCGTATGAATCGCAAGCGTGAGATTGTGAGTTGGATTACTCTAACTATAGTTTTTGTGGGTGTTGCTGTCATGGCAATAGGTGCAATCTATCTTGTAGTTTTAAGCTAAATAATTATAACCGTTATAAATATTGGGGCATGATATGAATATTAAGACTAAAGCTGAGCTATTTGAAAAGTGGTCTAGCGACCAAGATTGGAAAGACAATGAGCATTGCGATCTTGCTTGGAAGTTTGATAGTGATTGTAAAGTATTTGATTACTACAATGATAGTGGTGAAGTGTACGGTGAAAGAACGCTTATCACTTTTAGTGATGGTACTGAAATAACAATGAACTATAAAGGTGAAATAGAATAATGAATAGATCAATTTTAATTGAAGTTAAACAGAGTTACGGACGGCCAGTAATTTATCCGGCTTGTAATAATGCAGAGACTTTTGCTAGATTAGCAGGTACAAAAACGCTTACCGCTTCAACGCTTGAATTGATTGAGCAGTTGGGGTATACTATCGACACCGTGATACCCAAGTGGCGTATCACAAACTAAATAATTATAACCGTTATAAGGGAAATAAAATGTTGAATATTAAAATAATGCGGGCCTGTACGTGGTTCGATGATAAGCGCGAACGTGGGTTCGTGGTGGTTAGTGCTAACAGTGTGCTAGAGTTTAGCTTTAATAAACTGCGGAGGCCGTATGTTAAGTATGATTTTAAGCATGGCTATCATGTGCTTGTAAACACTGGTTTTTTTAATGTGGGTTTGACCGATAAAGGTTAAATAATTATAACCGTTATAAGGATTAAAGATTATGAAACTATTTCATTACAGGAAAGATGCGGTAAACTGTCAAGAATACGCGCAAGTCTCTGCTGATAATATGATGCAAGTCATACTAATGGTGGCGTTAAGCATACAGCAGAACTGGCTTGGCGTTGGTGAGCAACTAAAAGATGTCAGGCTAAATGGCGCAGAGTCTAGGTTTTTGTGGGGTAATAAGATAAAAACCTATAAGTATTTACAGGCCAATTCGCACCAACTATATGCGGATGCAATGGAGGCGATAAACTCTGGTGATTCAGACCGCGATAAAGCAAGGGCATTGATGGAAGTGTTTCTGCGAGTCGATGGTCTAGGCATTCCCAAAGCAGGGTTTACGTGTCAGTTGATGGCCGGATTGGTTGGGTGCATGGACGTACACAATATCAGACTGTATAGGTTAGATATTAAAGATCTTTCACTGTCTAAGAATCCAAAGACTAGCAAGGGTGTCGATGCCAACAACAAAAAGGTGTGGGCGTATATTGATGTGTGCCATGACATAGGCACGGAAAGCCTATGGGATATTTGGTGCGATTTACTAGCAACTAAATCTAAGAAGTGGATTGATGGCGCACATGTAAGTGCGGTACACTACAGCTATTTAACTGATGCTTAATATTTATAACCGTTATAAGGAATAGACGACATGAACATACCAGACAAAAAGTATTATATTATTGATGGCAAAACAGGTGACATTATGTTTTATACGGACGATAACACTGGCTATCCTAGTGTCTGGGAAACCGTTACAGGCCCAGACAACCACCGCTATTATTACACCGAAACAAAACTACCAGAAGATCGTGAAACAAGGACGCGGATATATAAATAAAAAAAAGCTTGACAAGGGTTTTGTCATTGCTTTATACTGAACTCACATTAACTAAATAGGTAAACAAAATGATAGTATTTAATTACGTTAGCAAAAAAGACTTGAAAGAAAATGTCGGTGAGCCGTTGCGCTATATAGAAACTAGCATGTTCGGTGCAGAGTATGTACCTAACGGACAACTGACAGGGGCTAACCGTCCACACACTACAGGTAGAGGACGCGAGTTCTTTGCACAAGTGACAATGCTTGATGGACTAATCAAGTCTGTCAAATAATTATAACCGTTATAAGGAATTATAAAATGAAGACTTTGATAAACGCAGTAGAAGAATGGATAGACCTTAGAATTTTTGCGAACAACAAGAACGCAATCTTTGAGGCTAAGTTTAAAGAGATGTTAGCAAGAGCGCATCAAAACGAAAGTATAGCAGTGAGACAAGCTAATAGAATCGAAGAGCTTGAACGTAGGGTAGCCCTGTGGATTGATGAGGGTGACACCGCAAGACTAGACAGTGTTGATAGTAGACTCGATGATCTTGAATGTAGCATGGATGAAAAGGTTGATAACTGTGATGTTGATGATAAGGTTGAGTCTGCTCTGTCTGACTTAGACCTACCCGATTCATACTCAGTAGAAGTTATGATCGACGATGCACTAGAAACCAAGGTCATGGATGCTGTCAGGGCTGAGCTAGATGCGACCGACTTTAAAATAACAGTGGAGAGATAAGATGAGCCATTCAATCGCAGTGTGGGATCTCACATTCTACAAAATAGATGATGAGGGTAACGAGTTACTCAATGAGGACGGTAGCATCAAACTGTTTGACGCACCTGACTTCGACTGCTCATGGATTACAGAAGATATGGACGATTGCGACCTACGTCTAATGGAGGTGGAGCAATGATTAAATTTCCAAGCGATACAACAGTGCTTACAGAAGAGAACTTCGAAGTTCTAATAGCTATACTTGAAGAGATGCGCGACAGCTTAATGGCTGACCTCAATGAGTCAGGACTGAGCGAGAGAGCAAGCATTGTTTTAAGCCGTGACTATGACAGACTGCGTACCATACAGAAACAGTTAGCACTTACTATGGAGGTTATCAAAATATGACCGCTAACAAAATACCTAAGTTAGTAAGCCAGATAGATCTGGATAAACCCATCCAAACCTACAAGGTGATGGTGTCGGAGGTGCGCGGCTACATGATAGACGTTGCGGCCTCCAATGAGGAGGAGGCTTTGAAGTCTGCGAAGGCTAAGAACTATTATAAACAGTACGACTCAAGGGTAGTGGACACTCACTATCAAATCTTTACAACGGAGGATGAAGACAATGCACAACTACCATGAATGTTCAACGTGCTTGACAATGTTTGTAGAACACCACGACCAGACAGCGGAGTGTAACCTTTGTTTCTCTTCTCTCTTAACCTATAGAGATGTAGCGGATGCCTTTGTACATGAGGATGATTATGCTTTGGAGGTTGAAACCGATCTCACTATATAGTCTATAAAGACTATGAAGGGTTATGTTAATATTTTCTTTTCTCTTTTCTTTTAAACTATAAAGTCTATTATAGCACAGATTGGTTTGAAAGTCAAGAGAGTACACAACTAAATAGATGTTGACAATAGAGTTCTAATATGTTACCATCTTTAAAATAAATTATAACGGTTATAAAAAAGGAAAACAAAATGAATAATATTACACCGATGTTTAAAAACAATACAGGTTTAACAGCAATAAGGGATGGAGGTTATGGCTCTGCTAACTTTGATATAGCCACTGCGCCTTTGGTTTATTATGCTGACGGCACTGGGTTTCCTAGTTCCAAGAATGTTATCTATCGTACTGACACATGTGAAGAGTTAGGTATTCATGGTCACGGTTACAAAGCAGTAGCACCAAAGCACATGATAGATGTGACGCGCAACATCATTGAGCGTTCGGGGTTATCTATTAACAACATGCAAGAAACTATTAGGACATCTCACAGTGGCTCAAGAACCTTTGTTCAATACAAGCTACCCGAACATACTTATACAACCAGTGACGGTGACAGTGCATCGCTTAGCTTGTTAGCCTTATCATCTTTCGATGGGACATGGCCGTTCTTAATCAGTGCCGCGGCAACACAGTCAGCATGTACTAATCTTCAAGTCTTTGTAGGCGGTGAGGTTTCAGTATATAAATCTAAGCACACTCAGTCCTTAGACATTGAGCAGGGCGGCAGAGTAATTACTAAGTCTTTAGAAGTCTTTAATCAGCAACGTGATCTGTGGAGAGAATGGCATGGCACAGAGTGTACTCCGCTCAGAGCATTCAAACACTTTGCCGAGGCACTAAAGTGTAAGACAGCACTAGACCTACTCTATCAAGGCGGCACTGTCCCTGAATATATTATGGGTGATATGCCAAGACGTAACAATAACCTAGCTTATATGTGGAATGTATACTCCAGTGTATATTCTAAACGACTTGGAGATAACTACTGGGCAGTGTATAATGCTATGACTGATTGGTCTACTCACTGTGATGTGTCAAGGTCTTCGAGCCGAGCTAACATTGCATCCATTGAGAACGATAGACAACAGGTAGTGCAAGAAGCTATTAAACACAATCACTTTATGAAGGTAGCGTAATGAAAATACCAGTAGCACCATTTACTTTAGACTCTAAAGCGCATCTCAAGGTGCGCTACATTTTTGATAGAAATGAATATGCTTTACAAGATGCTCTACTTGATATAGTTACTGGTGATAAAAAGTATTGGACTATTGCTGAGTGGGGAGTAGTTATAAATCATATTGTTAGTTCCGACCTGACTGTCGGTGAATACATTAAACCTTATAGGAAATAAAGATATGACTAAATCATTTGGAGAATACTACTTGAGTCTTGACCTACGAAACGGTGTAGGTTTAGACCTTGAGTTTGCAGACAGCCGACCAGTGTGGATAAGTAACTCAGAGACAGGCGGCTTAGCTACGGCATCCTTTGAAGGCACAGTGCTGATGTTACCGTTTATGATTATCACGCTAGGTAAGATATGGATGGACGATTAAGATGGGTGACGCTACGCATGGTGGCAAAGGTGATAGACAACGTAAGGTAGACACAGAGAAGTACAGTTCAAACTTTGATGCTATCTTTAAATACAATAGAGAGGAGTTAAAAGAAGATGATGATGAAAGCAGTAAACTGTCTGAGCGACACTGGCCTTGGGTTACTAAGATGGATAAAGAATAATGTAATGGAGCAAGAGCCTAAGCCTGTAGCAATTGTAAGAGTGATTAGGTTCCTATTCTTATGTTCAATTGCATACTTTTTTGCAGTCGTTTTTCTACTATTGAAGTGAGGTTTGTATGATATATAATATTGTTTTATTATTTGTAGGTACTATAACAATGGCAGTGGCTATTAAACTGCTGTACATTTCAGAGCTAATGATAGACGAGGAGAATAACTAATGTTCGCAGAGAGCATATCAGGTAGTCCAAGCCCTGCCGCAGTTGCAACAGCTAGAGCCGCAACAGATGTGGTTGATGGTAAGACACCGCTGAGCAGGGCTTGTGTTATGTACAATGTTAAAGAGCAGTCTGTCATACAGTTTATTATTGACAGCACTGAGTACGACACATTGATGAGGAGGAAATAATATGAGCTTTGATCCGCGTGACCCCGATGAAATTAAAGGGTTGATACTAGCCCTTATATTTTTTGCTATCGCTGTTGGTTCAGTAATAAATTCTTTTGATTAAAAGTGTTGACAACAATTAACAATCGTGGTATACTCCACGCTCAATTTTAAAACCACAAGAGGAAAGTAATATGGCTATCTTAGAAGGTACAGCAATGTGGGCATCAGTCCTTACACCCAACACAAGGTTTGAGCCTACGTATGAAGTCAACCTAGTTATTGACGAGGCTACCGCAGAAGATTTTAAATCACGCGGCTACACCATCAAGCAGATGGATGAAGGCCCATCTATTTTAATTAAGCGTAAGGTTGATGGTAAGGACGGAGCGATACGACAAGCACCAAAGCTAGTAGATAAGTTCAAGCAACCCTTAGATGCACAGGTCGGCAACGGCTCAGCAGTGAAGGTGCAATACAACGAGTGGGAAGTTACTAATAAGTATGGCTCGTTCAAAGGCTTAGACTTTCAAGCAATGCAGGTTCTTGATTTAGTAGAGGTAGGAACACCAGACGGTGCTGAGTTTGATGGCGCTTATGTAG